GTTAAATTCTCGTTTCCGAAACTAATTGCTCCACTCGAGTCAGTGATAGATCCATTTGACAGTGTTAGATTACCAATCGTGGATCCTGTTGCTCCTGATATGGTACCTGTAGTGCTTAGATTCTCATCGTTGAAAGTTATGGCACCAGATGAATCTGTTATTGATCCATTGGCCAGTGTTAGATTGCCCAGGGTTGAACCTGTTGCCGCCGTTACTGTGCCCGTGGTTGTTAAGTTTTCGTTGCCGAAAGTTATGGCACCACTAGAGTCTGTGATAGATCCGTTTGCAAGTGTTAGGTTACCGATCGTGGTTCCTGAACCTGCTGAAATGGCCCCTGAAAATGTTGTTGTACCAGACACTGACAGTGTGCCGTCCACTATTAGTCCTTCGTTTATGTTGATAGTAGCCGAGTCTGTTGAACTCAACGTCGTTCCTGCTATCGATATGGCACCAAAAACCACCGAACCTGTCCCGCTAGGTAGCAAGTTGATGTCCTCGTTTGATCTTGTGCCCTCGATGTTGTTATCGTTAATCCTAATTGCAGGAAATGAAACTGCCCCTGTTCCCGCTGGTTTAAAAACAATGTCATCATTCGACCTAACAGCAGTTATTTCGTTACCGGCGAATGTAAGTGTATCCGTGCTTATACCAGGAGCACTATACAAGTCAGTGAAATTATCATTCACTTTTTCCATCGCGGCTCGTAGATTATCTCCTGTTCCGTCGTTTGCGTTTGTTCCTAAGTTAAGTGTCTGTTTTGCCATGTTTATGCGTTTATAACCCTTCTTACTACTTTGACCACGTGATCGTTAGTGTTATTTATTGTGCCTCTCAGTCGTAAATTGCCACTGTCAACATCTGCTGTGATGGTGATCAACCCAGTTGAAGAGCCCACGGCTCCAAATGTGCTGATGTAGGCTGTGGAACCATCGTGTGTGACATTGGCCTCAAACAGTTCATAGTTTCCACCCGCCTCATCCACTACTTGCACATTATATTTGGCAGATCTGAATGTTGATGCACTAACTGAATCAATTGTTGTCGTGGCAGTTGACGTGCCCGGACCCCTTGTTAAGTTTACTCTGTATGCGTTTACTTTTGTAGAACCACCCGATGTTGAAGTTGCCGAGAGTGTTGTTGTGCTACCTGCATGGCCGACTGATAATAAAATTTGATCTGTGCCTTTTGTTGACGTAAGTCCGTACTGTGTCACGAATGCGTTTGTGCCATCACTGACCACCGCCGCCTCACAGATCGCTGAGTGGCCTTCTGAAGCATTGTGAGAAACTATCACATAGTGTGCCGCTTGGTATGTGCCAGTGCTGAAAGTGTCCAGAGTCGTTGTCGAACTGGAAACTGTGACATCTCCTATCACGTTGATGTTTGTTGAACTCCTGTCTGCCTCGTTGTCCGCTAGTATGATCCTGTATGCGTGTACTCTTAGGCTTGGTTCAAGACCGGCCGCTTTGACCTCAACGTTACTACCGTTTATGGCCGCAGTCAAGGTTACAAGATCGTTGTTACCTGTGTTCACTATGTTGTATGTTGTTATGAAAGCAGTTGTTCCGTTGTGTACCACATTACACTCTATGTTACTGCATTCTGTTTTGGATGCGTTGTTCACAGAGATGTAATACTTGGCTCCCCTGAATGATCCGTGTGCCCATGAGTCAATTACTTCACTTGCACTGTCCACGTCTGTGTTGATCACGACGGCCGCTTCGTCCTCACCGGAATATCCTGTGGAGTCATCATCACCCAGTCCTATCCTGTAGAATGAAACTGAGTTCTCTGGAGAATTTCCTGTACCTAACAATCTCACAGACCCACTTGAAATGTCAACAGTTGACGTGACATGATTGTTTGTTCCTGTCTTTGCCCTTATACTGCTTGTTATGAAAGCATTTGAGTTGTTATGCACCACGGAGTGTTTAATAACTTCGAACTCATCGCTGGCATCATCTCTGTTGACTGCCAAGTACCACGCACTGTCATATTTTGAAGTCGCAAAACTGTTCTGCACTGCGGTACCAGATTCTATCCTGTTGTGAGATCCAACAGCAGTAACATGATCTATTTCCGAAATAGTTGTGAATGTAATTGTTTGAGAAGTGTCTTGAATGGTAGACACACCGAACAAGATAGGAGAACTCGCCCATGACAACTGACCGCTTCCGTCTGTCTGTATCAGTTGTCCTACCGTTCCATCTGAGTTAGGCAGATTTAGGATGCCGTTGATGTTCACATACCCTGATCCATTGGCCTCGAATTCGAGATCGTCATTTGATCTATGTGCAGTTATGGTGTTATCCTTTAGTTTGACCCCGGCCGCATCGAACTCATTAGTATTTGAAAATGTTGGAAATGAAGAGAACGTTCCCGCCGCTGGTGTATTTGCGCCTATCACAATATTGTCTATTGTGGTGCTAGTTATTTCGACTTTGTCAACAACAGGGTTTCCACTTCCATTGCCCGATAGCTCAAGGTTTGAGTTGGACTCATCTGTTGATATCGTGTTGTCTTTAATTTGCATTCCTTTAAGGTCAAGTAGTCCGGTTATTGTTTTGTTACCTGTGATCACAACGTTACCTGTTGTGGTTACTGCGCCTGTCGTAAGTCCGGTTATGATCTCCACATTACCGGAACCATTCCCATTCAACACAAGATTGTCATTGGATCTTGTGACCTTAATCACGTTGTCTTTTAGGTTAATGCTGGAGTCTATGGTAAGATTACTCACGTTGACTACTCCTGTTCCTCCGGGAGTCAGTACTAGATCCGCGTTTGAACTGGTCGAAATTATGTTGTCATTGAAATTGAGGTTGTCTACTGTTGTCGAGGCCGCGAAAGATGTCACTCCGGACACCGTTGCCATACTGCCGAGTGTGGTCAATCCACTGACATCCAAAGTACCTGTTGTCGTTAGATTGTCATCGCTGAAACTGATGGCACCTGTTGTATCCGTGATAGAACCACTGCCGGCAGACAGTGTGTTGTTGATTGCCATGCTTGAGGCCGACGTTGTTAGATTCTCATTTCCGAAACTTATGGTGCCAGAGGAATCCGTTATAGATCCATTGGCCAGCGTTAGATTACCTATAGTGGAACCTGTTGCTCTTGCTATCGTGCCTGTCGTGGTTAAATTTTCATTTACAAAACTAATGGCACCTGATGAATCCGTTATGGATCCATTGGCCACTGTCAATGTATTGTTGATGGCAATGGATGTTGAAGTCGTTGTCAGGTTCTCATCGCCAAAACTTATGGCACCACTTGAATCCGTTATTGATCCATTGGCCAATGTTAGATTACCAATGGTAGAACCTGTTGCTCTTGCAATGGTACCGGTTGTCGTGACGTTCTCGTTGCCGAAACTGATTGCTCCACCTGAATCCGTTATGGATCCATTGGCCACTGTCAATGTATTGTTGATGGCAATGGATGTTGAAGTCGTTGTCAGGTTCTCATTGCCGAAACTGATTGCTCCACTGGAGTCTGTTATTGATCCATTGGCCAGTGTTAGGTTACCTATCGTTGAACCTGTTGCCCTGGTTATTGTACCAGATGTCGTGACGTTCTCATTGCCAAAACTTATGGCACCTGATGAATCCGTTATGGATCCGTTGGCTACAGTAAGTGTGCTGTTGATGGCAATTGACGTTGCAGTCGTTGTCAGGTTCTCATTGCCAAAACTTATGGCACCACTTGAATCCGTTATGGAACCATTTGCTAAAGTCAGGTTACCAAAAGTGGAACCAGAGCCGGCTGTTATTGTTCCTGTTGTGGAAAGGTTTTCATTTCCAAATGCTATTGCACCACTTGAATCTGTTATAGAGCCATTTGCGAATGTAATATTGCCAAGGGCTGATCCAGTCCCGGCTGACAGTGTTCCTGTTGTTGTCAGATTCTCATTGCCAAAACTAATGGCACCTGTTGAATCAGTTATGGATCCATTTGCGTATGTTTGTGTTCCGAAAACTGATCCTGTTGGGAATGTTTGTGCACCACTGAATGCGAATGTACCACCAAAGGCACCGGAGCCGTCCACTATTAAGTTTTCATTTATGTTTACACTTGTTGAATCTGGTGCACTTATCGATGTGCCACTGAAACCAATTCCACCTATGATCACCTTGCCCGCGCCATTGGCCTTCACTAGTATGTCCTGATTGGCACCGGTGGTTTTTATATTGTTGTCTTCGAAAGTAAGGGTAGGGAACACCACGTTTCCTGTGCCCGAAGGTGAGAGCACTATGTCCGCATTTGAAGATTCCGATGTAATATTGTTTCCTCTGAATTTTATATCACCCAAATGTGCCGGAAGTGCATAAACTTCTGTGAAGTTTGTGTTGATCCTTAGGCCGGCTCTCCTGATAGTGTCACCTGAACCATCATCTGCCTGAGCTCCTATGTCGATGATCTCCTGGGCCATTTACTATCCTGTACTAATTCTAAGATCGTTACCGCTTCTGAACAACTGACCTGCCACACTTGGATCACTAGTGGGCAAATTAGCCATTATTATTTTAATAGGTATCATTTCAACTGCACCTGTGCCTGTTGCATCAAGTTGTAGGTTGTCATTGGATCTATTTGCTGTAATAATGTTATCGGATATCGTCACTGCATCTAAAACAATATTACCTGTTCCGTTTGCTGTCAGTGTAATATCTGCATTGGTCGTT